AAGTTTTAACAGTTGGTGGTTCTCCACTTCTTCCATTATGGGAAACAAATAATACTACTACTAGTGTTTATTATGTTACTGAGACTGGTAATGATAGTAATAGTGGTAGACAAATTTCACGTGCATTTTTAACAGTTCGTCATGCGATGGCGTATATATCTGCACTTACAGGATCTGATAAACCATCTGCCACAAATCCAGTTAGTGTTTATATTAAGGCAGGTGTTTATTCAGAAGTTCTTCCAATACATGTTCCTGAGTATGTTTCTATACTTGGCGACAATATAAGAAATACAATTATTAAACCTGCTGCTGGTGATTCAAATGAGCAAGACATAACACTTACAACTGCACTAACTCATTACAAGTTAGGTGAAACAATTTCTAATGATGCAGGAACTAAAACTGGTAAACTTCTTGATGTAAATGCTGCTAAAACTGTAGTTACAATTTTGAATGCATCGGGTGGAGCATGGACTACTAGCGACAAGTATGTTGATATTGTCAGTACAAGGCATGCAGACGGTTCTGATTTATTGACCTCTAACAGTGTTTTCCTTGCTCATGAAGCATATCACCGTCACGTTGCAAATGTAGGTGCTGTGAGTGGCACAGAAGCGACTGTGAAGAGTCGTTTAGCAGCTGCTATAGTTGACATAGCATACAACGTCAAACATGGTGGTAATAACAAAGTTTATACTTACGCCAATGCTTTAATTACTGGTACACCGATCACTGGTAATAATACTCAAGATACACAGTTATTCACTTATATTGATACTGTTGGTAAAGAGATTATTCAAAACATTACTGTTACTAAGTCTTCTGGAAATAATCAATCTCAATCAATGTTTGGTGGTACAGCAGATAGTACACCTAAGTGTGCTACAGTTCAATCTGCTCACACAACATTAGTTGGAATTATTACTACAGCAATTAGTAATAATAATATGAGTGGTGCTACAAACACTAATGGATACAAGACTATTAGTAGTGCAGCTGCCATCATTAACAGTGAATCAACAATGTTCTATCTTGCAACACATAACATTGTTAAAGATTTGGTTATGGAATCCATGACAGGATTCGTTCCTTATGGTTCTGATGATAAAGATGTTACTCAAGCTACAGTTAAAGGTGTTTACTTTAGACTTGATCCTGCTTCTCCAGTTACTAAATCTCCTTATGTTCAGAACTGTTCTGCTATAGGTGGTGCTGCTGTTGGTGTATTACTAGATGGTAAAGCACATGCACACTTTGATAATTCTGCAACTCCTTCATTCAAATCTATGTGCTTTGACGCATATACACAGGTTCTAGAAGATGGTGTTGGATTCTGGTGTGATGGAACATCTGCTGCTGAGGTTGTATCATCATTTACATACTATTCACATATTTCTTATACCTCCACTGGTGGTGCTAGAATACGTGCTGTATCTGGTAACTCATCTTATGGTAAGTATGGTTGTATTGCTAGAGGATTTGATATAAACGAATCTACTACTAATGGTACTATTGCTGGTAAAATGCTTACCACTAATCCAGATGCTGCTAAGAGTGGATCATTCACAGTAAATGAAATTATTACAGGTGGTACATCAGGTGCTATTGGTGAACTAAGAAGTGATCAATCAGTTACTTCAAATAAAATTTACTATATTCCACGCAAAGGAACTTTTTCACAGGGTGAAGTAATTACTGGTGCTACATCAGGTGCTACAATAACTCTAGTTAATAACACAGATGCTGTTAGAGGTCAACTAGGATTCTTATTAGTATCTGCGGGACTTACAACAGGTCCTGACCAAGGTGGTTCAGTTTCAATGGTTGATGATGGTCAGAACAATGATTCTGGATCATACGTTTTATCTAATTCAAGTTACACTGCTCCAGATGGTAGAGGTACATTAACAGTAACAAGATCAGAACTAGGTTCTTCTGCTGTTGCACATGACGGACATTCAAATATATCTTTCTTTGAAGCAGCAGGTAATACTGCGACTTTACAGACTAATATAGCATCTGGTGCTTCATCACCGTTCACAATGAACGTAGATGCTGTTACAGGAATGACTATCAACGGGTTCCTTGTTATTAACAGTGAGTTATTCAAAGTTACTTCATTCCCATCAGCAACTTCTGTTACAGCAGCACGTGCTGAAGAAGGTACAACTGCTGGAACACACAACTCTGGTGCAACAATTAAGATCTTAAATGCTAAGGTTGCTTCTCAAGATAAGACAATCCAAGACGTTAACTCTGGTGCTACAAGCATTCGTGTTGAGAAATCAAATGTTGGTTTTGGTGTTGGTGACGTTATTAAGATCAATAATGAGTTTATGCATATCAGTGCTGTTGCTACTGATACTACAGGTATTACAATTTTACAGTTTGCTGACGAGAAGACAATTGGTTGTACAGACGGACAATCATTCAAGATTCGTTACAGATATTCTCAAGTTCGTTTAACTGCTCATGACTTCCTAGACGTTGGTACAGGAAGTAGATCAAATACAAACTGGCCATATCTTCCACTCTCACCAAATGTTCCTTCACAGGAAACTGATGAGACACGTCCAGGTCGTGTTTATTACGTCTCTACTGACCAAGATGGTAACTTCTCTGTTGGTAAGTTCTTTAGGGTTGAACAGGCGACTGGTAAGGCGACTCTAGACGCTTCTGCGTTTGACTTATCAGGTCTATCTAGTTTGAGACTTGGTTCAATTGGTGCTCAGTTAGGTGCTTCAATTAACGAATTCTCAACAGACGGTACATTAACTCAAAATAGTGATGTTAAAGTTCCTACACAGAAAGCTGTTAAGACATATATTGACGCTTTAGGTGCTGTTAGTGGTAACTTTAACATTGGTGGTAACTTAACTGTTAAGGGTTCTACAACAACAGTTGCATCAGTAGATGTTGAGACTAAAGATAGAAACTTAACACTTGCTAAAGTTGTTGCTGGATCATTCACTGGTAATATGACCAATGGTTCAAATCAGATTACAAATATCAGTGATACAGCAAACATTGCTCCAGGAGTTGTAATTACTCTTTCATCTGGTGGTGGAAGTGTAACACTTTCTGGTACTGTTAAGGTTACTGCATTATCTGGAACTACTGCTACATTGGATGCTACATTTGGTGGATCTGGATCTGCAACGGGTGCTACATTCGGTGCTGGTGGTCCTACAGATGTTACCGCCGATGGAGGTGGACTTACAGTTAAGGGTGCAACCGACAAGTCATTTGCATTCCAAAATTCCAGTGGTAGTTTCTTATCTTCTGAAGCACTTAATGTTGTTTCTGGTAAGTCCTTCATGATCAATGGAACTAATGTTCTAACTGCTAGTCAGGTGCTTGGTAAGTCTATTGGTGGAACATCTTCTGGTGATATTGTTAACCTTGATAGTGCACAATCTCTTACAAATAAAACAATATCAGGTGGTACTCTATCAGGAACATTAAATGCTGGTGGTGGTAATGGTTCAAGTGGTCAGTACCTACAGAGTACTGGTAGTGGAGTTCAGTGGGCAACATTGAACGTAGATGCTACTTCTATTCAAAATGGTAACTCAAATGTTTCAGTAGCATCTAATGCTAACATAACAGTAACCACTGGCAGCACACTTTGTGCAACCTTTGATACCTCTAATAACCTAACAGTTGTTGGAACTGTCACAGCACAGTCTGCTATGGCTCTCAAGGATAACATTGAGACTATCCCAGATGCCCTTGCAAGGGTCTTAAATCTACGTGGTGTAGAGTTTGATTATAAGTCAAACGGAACACACAATATCGGCGTTGTTGCTGAAGAAGTAGAAGCAGAATTCCCATGCTTGGTTCATACAGATAATAATGGTATTAAGTCTGTTGCTTATCAGAATATCGTTGGTGTTCTAATTGAAGCAATCAAAGGTCTTAAGAGTGAAATTGATCAACTTAAAGGAAAGTAAATGGCTGAACTAAGATCAACAGGTATTCATTTTGGACAACCTACTTACAACCAGAATGGTTCTGAGACTAATAATAATACCTATCAAGGTCGTGCACCTGCGATTATAAAGATAGGTTTTGGATCTGCATCAACAGTTAATGAATATGCAACTGGTGGTAGCGGTACTACTGGATATATGAGTGGAACTGAAGTAAGTATGGGAGTTCCTAAAGCTTCTGATAATATCTATCGGATCAGTTGGACTTCGGTTGCTGATGACAATGATGGATCTACATCAGGTGTGGGGGTTATGGTATACAGATATACAGCTACTTCTGGTTGGGTTAGATTACTAGCACAAGGTGAACATACAACATATGATAGTAATATGAGTGATTGGTATAGACATCATAGTGGTATATTTTATATTCCAGTTCATCCATCATATCCAACTGAAGCACACTCATTTAGGTTGTATTGGCAGAAACATGGTAGTGGGCAAGTAAGATTTAATTGTGATGTAGGTGGTGATCAACGTCGTGGTGGATGTCAAAATAATACTTATGAAGTGTGGGAAATAAACCGAGATATTTTCACAACCTTCGGAAACTTCAGTCCAAACTTTTAGGAAAAACAAATGGCTACATCATTAAACGGAAATAATATACAGTATCCTGATAATACACAGCAGTTTACAAAGTCACCTTTGGTAAAGACTAGATATACTAGTTCGCCAAATGTTAATTTAAGTTTACCAACTTGGAGTACTGAAACTGATGCTAGTCAAGTTATAGATATGGGTATACCTCAGAACGGTACTAATTGGTATCGTTGTGAGTATTATTCAGTCAGAGATGATAGTGGTGGTAATAATGGTGGTTGGGGTATGGCATGTTATCGTTGGACACCATCATCAGGATGGTTAAGAGCACAAGCTCAAGGTCAACATTCAGAATATGATAACAACTGTGGTGATTTTTATGCGAGTGGTAATGGTCTATGGTATATACCAGTTCATCCATCATATCCAAATGAACAACATCAGTTCAAATTTATGGGCACTCGTCATCCAGATGATGCCATTCGTATCCATTGTGACATTGGACAGGATAATAGAATTGGTGGATGGCAGAATAATATGTTCTCTGTAACAGAAATTGATACAGAAAACACAAATAATGTAAACTTAACTACTTACTAGGTAAAAAACAATGGCGGTTACTCTTGGTCCTAATGGAATATTACTTCCTGGTGATTCTAACTATCAGAAAACAGCAGAAGGTATTGTAAAAGTTGGTATAACATCATCACCATCTAATGATTTTAGTGCTGGTAGTGGTTTTGGACCACAGTGGCAGTACTCTGGTGCTGAGGTTAGTATGGGAGTTCCTGCAAAAGCATCTAACTGGTATCAAGTAAGATATCAAACTATTTGTGATGACCAAGGTGGTGGTGCTCAAGGAACAGGTGCTGCACTATATCGTTGGACACCTAGTGCTGGATGGAATAGAGTTGCAGACCAAGGACACCATGCTACACTAGAAAATGACGTGGGTGATTTTTATTGGTGTGATAATTACTATAACCTATGTCCTGTTCATCCATCATACCCAACTCAAGAACATAGATTTAGAATATATCATTCAAACTGGTCTGGTCCTACTCGTGTTAACTGTCGTATTGGTGGAATGACTCGGAATGGTAACTGGGAAAATAATTTCCTTGAAATTTTTGAAATTGATTCTGGATGTATAGATTCAGGAGCATTAACAAGATATTAATGTATAAATAAATAACGAAGGAGTTTTTATCAAAATGGCTGGTTTTAGAAATACACAATTGTCGCATAGATACGATGAACTTAGAGAACCTGTTGCAGGTTTGGCAATTCAAGCGTTAATAGAAGATCAAGGTCTCAAAGGTCAAATTGATTTTAATGGTAGTTTCTCTGTTTCAAGTGAAGCAGAGTACTTAGATGGAATCAAATATGTGGACAATAGACCAAGCACAACTGATGCTGAAAAGGAATTTGATTCTGTAACAGGTCAGTATAAAAATATGTTTACTCCTGGTCAAATGGGAGCAAGAGGATGGAATGCTCCTACATGGGCTGAGATCACAGCAGAATTGAATGACATGAAAGCTGAGTATGCTAGTTATGCTGGAAAGAGAAAAAGAGTTTATCCAGGTTATGATGAACAGTTAGATCAACTGTTTCATGACATTGATGATGGTAAGTTAGATAAAACTGGTTCTTGGTATACTGCAATAAAAGCAATTAAAGACGCAAACTCCTAAAGTTTTTTTAACTTTATTATGACACAAATTGATACTTCAAAGATCTTCGTGTACGATGATGTCTTTCCAGATTATCTCGTACAATCTTTTTCTAAGAAATTAAACGATTGTAAGAGGTGGGAGTATGGTATTCAAGGAAGAAAAGGAGGTAGTAAAGACGGAAGGTTCTTTGCTATATGGGTACATAGACCACACGAACAAACAGAAGATCCATTTAATTTAGATGTAGATGGCATAGCATCATATGTTCATGATGCATTTACTAAACATATTTTACAAACTTTTATACCTGATGCATATGCAAATCAATTGTATCGGGTTCATTTTAATGGTCAAGTACCAATGGATGTTGCTGTGCCAATTCATTTAGATTGGGAAATGCCTGACTACTGGACTATGATTTATTATGTTGGAGGTAAAGATGGTGACACACTATTCTACAGTGATCCTATAGGTCCTGAAGGTGAAGACACATCTTTCCAAGAAGTTCATAGAGTTAAATTTAAACCAGGCAGACTTATTTTATTTCCATCATATTATTTTCATGCTGCTTTACATCCAACAGAAGGACTAAGAACTAGTCTGGCGATTAGTTATTGTTTGAGTGAATGTTCTGCAAATAGTGAGTTAAGGAAACTAAGAGGACTTCCTGATTATGAATCACCTAAGTTTGATCCATAGGAAGTTCTATATCAATATTAAATGATACACTAATTCTGTCTACATCTGTTATATTAGGCATTGTGTTATGCATTAACCAAGCTGGAAATAATATAATATCTCCATCACCAGGAATAAATTCAAGAGACTGAGAGTTTCGTGGATTCTCTGGAAAATTACAATGTTGCATCATTATATTTGGATTTTGAAATTGTATCCCTCCTTGATCTGCACTGACTCTCATGTAGTAAGTACCAGCTATATGGTAACCAGGATGACAATGCCATTCATGTGATTTGAATTTACTTTGTATATTCATCCATGAATTTTTTAAATGAAGTACATACCTTTCTTTTCCTTCAGGTACTTTTCTATTTGAAAATGCTCTATTCCATGAAGTTGCTTCAACGTATTGTTTAGCTGCATCTAATATTCTTTTTTCTAAATTAATTAAATTAAAATTACCTACAAGATTATCGTTCGTAAGATATTCATGTATATCAAAGTATGAGTTTCTAGCAGCTTTTCTTTTACCTGCTTCTTCGTGAATCCATGAGACATCATCAAGGTTGTCAGTTTCCATAATACGATCAAGACAATCTTTTACTTCTTTTTGAACTAAATCATAGTTCTCATTAGTTGCTTGACTTCTAAAAACTTGTGTTGGGAATAGATTTAATAGACTTGACATGCTATAATAAATAGTAAAGTGAATGTAGTTATATTATGCTAGAGAATACTCTTAAGAATGAGATTAATATATTTCCTATTACGGTAACTATGTATCGTAATGAAAAATATCTTAACACAAATTCCAAATTAATGGAATTAATTGATCAAGAAGAGACAACAGGTCCACAAGGACCAACAAATAATACTGGACAAAGTTTCCATCCATTTCAAACACTTAATACTCATCTACATGAAAAAGAAGAGTATGCATTTTTTTATGATTGGGTTAACGCTTGTCTTGAAGATTATCATCATACTTATAAATTAAACACTGAGGGACTAAGAGTTAATTTATCTTGGGCAAATGTTTCTCCGAAAATGAATGAGCATAGATCTCATGTTCATCCAAATTCATGGCTCTCTGGTATTTATTACTGCACACCTAACTGTCCTCCAACATATTTTGACACACCTTTACCACATTCTAGATCTGGTATTGTTGTTATGAGTAACAGTAAGTTATCACAAAATATATGGCAGTGTCCTTCTGAACCAGGAACTCTTATATTATTTCCATCTTGGTTAGAACATTTTACGATGCCACAAATGTATAGCGGAACTAGAATGACAATCAGCCTAAATGTCATGCCTGTTGGATTAACATCATGTGCAGCGAATCTTGATAACGCCGATAAAAAATATGGATTAATTGAGAATGTTTACTAATGAAAAAAATATATTATGCTCCCTTTATGGAGGGATATCAATTTGGTTGGGAACATCCATTATTTGAAGAGGAAGTTTATATTCCTATACAACCATATCTCACATACTATAAAGAATATCACGAGAAGCATACATACTGGAAATGTCCTGCATGGAAACATTATTGGAAGAATGCTTTTGTTATATTTTCACAAATGGATATGGAAATTAAGTATAATAAAACTACTGGTGTAGTTGATCAAAATACTTATACGCATATCAATGTTGATGAAGGTACTTCAGAAGTTGTAGTAATGAGACCTGGTGTACCCACACCTTCTTACAATGGGGTATTAGTAGGACAGATACATCAACATTTTCTTCTTTGGTCAAAGGAAAGAACCAAAGATATATGGGTAGAGATTGTAGCTCCACCAAATTTTGCCAATAAAGGAATAGAAATAATTAGTGCTGAATATCCTTTTAATCGTTGGCCACGAATGATACTATCTGCATGTAGATTTAATAATGAGGTAACCAATATATCAAGAGGAGAACCCATCGGTATACTAAGATTTAAAAGTTCCGATACTATATTTTCTTTAGAAAGAAAACAAGCACCAGATAGGTTGAAATCTAAATCATACAACCTTGCTCGTGTAAAAGATTTTTTACCAAATAAATCTTGGGAAATAATTAAAGAAAATAAATGTCCTATGAGAAAATTTTGGTAATGGAATTATATAACTTATTTTCTGTTCCTGTCTTAAGGTATTCAGCAGACGAATCTTATGATAATATTCAATGTGAAATACAAGCAGCAATTAAAAATTATGATGGATTTAAAAGATCTTATGATTTTATAGAAAAATATAATTGCCAGTTACTAAAAAAGAGAATAGAAGAATCATGTTTATCATATTTAAAATATTCTCGTTGGTCTGGTATGTATGATAAATCTAAATCTCCAATTAAATTAGAAAATTCATGGATTAATTTTGGAAAGAAAGGTGAGTCACATATACAACATGTGCATCCTGGACATAAAATTTCTGGTGTTTATTATTACAGAGTAAATAGAGAACAAGGATCTATAGTATTTCAAAATCCAAATCCAATATCAAATACTTGTGAATTTCCATCTGGTCAAACATTTTCATCATTTACTGAATTTGTTCTTTATGATGGGGATATTATTTTATTTCCTTCATGGTTATCACACGGAACTACAAAATCAAAATCAGATGAAGAAAGAGTATCAATAGCATTCAATATTGATTTAATTAATTTGAATACAAATATGATCAATGGATTAATGAAAGGATCTCATATACAAGCGACATCTGTAGAAGTGTCTATTCATAGTGAAATAAAATTAAATGGATTATAAAATATATAAATCAAAATATATTATAGAACATCAATCAGAAATTGTTGAACAGTGTCATCAATCTAAACAATGGTATATGAGATTACCATCTAGAAATGCTAGTGGTGATATGACAGCAGATTATTTTAATTACAACATATTTTCTCTAACTGCTGGTTATTATACTTTCTATGAAATTTATAAAGAACTCACATCACTCGTCAAATCTGAATTGGGTAATAAAAAAATGTGGATGCAATCATGGTTGAATTATCATGATCATGATCAAGTTCTTGGATGGCATAATCATGACTGGGATTATCATGGATATATAAGTATAGATCCAAAGAATACTGTTACTGAGTTTAGAGATTATAAAATTGAAAACAAAGTAGGTCAGATATATTTTGGTCCTGGTCAAAGAGAACATAGAGTAGTATGTTTGGATGAGTTTCCAGATACAAGATTGACTATAGGATTTGATGTATCACTAGATCTTTTTCCAGGAAATGGTTGTTTAGGAATGTTACCCGTGCTTTAATTATGGATGTACAATTAAGAAATCTTATCGCTAAAGAAAATATCATAGACCCAGAACTCTGTGATAGTATTGTAGAAAAATCAAAAGAATGGGAATGGCAAAAGCATACATGGTATTCACACCATGAATCATATGTTCATTCACATGAGGAAAAAGAGTTAGATGTTGTTCATGGTTCTAATATACCAGAGGTTGTGCAACAACAACTTATGATGCATGTAAATCATATATGGAAAAATTATATGAGTATATTGCCAGAATTGTTACTACATACTCAGGGATCAAATTCTTTTGCTGGACAAGAAGATGTAAATGCAAATCCATACAATATGATTAAGTATTGGTCTGGAGTACGTTTGAATAGATATAGTGAAGGCACACTGATGAGACCTCATTATGATCATATACAATCTTTATTTGATGGAGAAAGAAGAGGTATACCAGTGCTATCAATTATAGGTGCATTAAATGATTCTACTGATTATGAAGGTGGTGCTTTTAAATTCTGGAGAGATTTTGAAATAGAAATGAATAAAGGAGATATATTAATATTTCCTAGTTGTTATCTTTATCCCCATCAGGTTGAGGAGGTAACTAAAGGAGAGAGATATACTTTTGTTAGTTGGGGTTTTTAATGGAAGAAGTAATATCCTTTACCGATATACTAACACCAGAGCAAAATTTCTTTATTTGTCAGTTACTACGTACAACTAATGGTTGGGAAATTGCATATGATCAACGTGGAGAAGATTGTAATGTTATTAATGATCCAACATATCCTGGTGTATTAGAAGGTAAATTTTGTTACACTTCCGATTCTGGTTTTGTTCAAAGAACTTATGATTATAATAAACCAGTAAGAAATGAAGAATTTTATATAGAACTAAATGGGTTAGCCAAACTTGTAATGAAAATTTGTATTAAAAGAGCAAAACAAAATGGTTACCATCACAACGCTCCAAAATTACACAGAATATTTTGGAATTATTATAGTTCTGCTTCTCATGGATCTCTTCATAAAGATGTTCCAGAAGAAGATACTTCTTATACAAGTATAGTTTATTACCTCAATAGTACAGGAACTGGTCATGGTACTAGGGTTATTTTACCTGGTGATGGAGAATATTTTTATGAATCAAAAGAGGGTAATGCTATAATGTTTCCCTCAAATACACTGCATGGAGGTACTGGTGCTCCACACCATAAACAGAGATGGTGTCTGAATGTAATGTTTGAATCAGATTTTAAAAGAGTTTCGGTTGATTAAATGAATAAATACCTTCAGGGAAATTGTAGGTAAATGTTATGGCAGAACCTGCCAGTAGAGCTGAATTTAAAGATTACTGTCTTAGAAAGTTAGGTTTTCCAGTGCTGGAGATCAATGTTGACGATGATCAGATAGAAGATTCAATAGACGATGCACTTCAGTATTATCGTATGAGACACTACGATGGTACTGAACTTGCTTATATGAAGCATTT